AAATCGTATATATCTTTATACATAAAAATCCTTTAACTCCTTGCTGTGTGTAGTCTTTACAGCGTGTGCGGTATTGACATCAGCAATCTTGTATTTATCCTTATAGGAAGGGATATATTTTCCTTTGATGGTGGTGTACTGTGTTCGGTAAACCTACTAAGTCTGACTACCCACCTAAGCTGGACGAAGCCCAATAACACCCTGATACGCATCGCAGTTGTTGTAGTCGCCATCCCTATTGACATAATAGACCCTGCAAGAGTTGCCGCATTGAGCAGACCGCAAGATACAAAATATACCCCGTAACATTAATTATTAAATCGTTTTATATCGCTGTTCTTCCACGAGATAGTTAATAACTTTACATCAATAACCATACGAGACCAGTGTTCGCAGCTTGATTTGTCAATACAATGTTCTTCCAGAGCAAGCTCCAAATAGAAAAGCATATCGTTGCACAAATCAATAGTCTGAGTTTGGTAATTAATTCTTTCGGATAATTGCTTTGTGTTTCTTGCGTCTCTGTTGTTTGCTCTTGACAGACATTTATAAATTTCATTTGAAGTATCCTGTATAGGATTTGCCAAAGTAAATCTTAACTTCTTTGGAAATCTATTTGTATTGTTAGCCATATGCATACTGTGTTTTGCAAGTCTCTTTGCAAACACAATTACTTTCAATTCATCGTTATTCATAAATCCTCTAAATTTCTACCCACTCACCATCACTGTTAAATACCCATACGCTATTGTCAGAGATAACAAAAGCAATTGGAATACACTCTTCATCAAAAGAAGTGGGGAGAAAAGCAATTTCTGCTCGTGTGTTACAAGTAAATTCTTTGCGATGAGCCATTGTTATTACCTCCTTTTTAAAATGATGTAGTGCGGGTATTCTTCCCTAAAAAGCCAATATCTTAAAAAATCATCAAGAATAATTGCGGCAATCGAAACAATTATCCAGCACAAAGAAAAGGGAAGGCATACTTGCCCCATAATATTGAACGGCATATTTGAATAGTCCCACACGCCCAAATTCAGCCACAGATTTAAAATTACTCCTGCAACGAACTCAGATATTGTTATGATTATTGAACCAATTACACCCTGAAAAATAAGGCTCATATTCCAATTAAATAGTTCGTTTAAACTGCCAATCTCTATAAAGAGAATGCCACCAAGAATAAACATTGACCAATGACTGTAACCACGATAGATTAACTCAATTAAGATATACGAGAATCCACCGCAAACAAATAGAGTCAGTGGTTTGATTAGTTTGTTTTTCATTATTATCACCCTTTTCTACAATTGACTTTGTAAACAAAAGAGCCAGCCACAAAGAATGTGACTGACTTTTTTATTTAAGCTCATTTTAGTTGTTTTCTTCAGAATTAAGTAATGAAGCCAATACTTGAGACTGATGCTTTTCAGGAATACTACAGCCGTATGTAATCGCGCTGATTGTATTAATGCTCTTCAATGAAGATATATATGATTTCAAGGAGTTGTAGTATGTTGTATGGTATGCAATATGGTTTTTTGCAGCGAAGATAATAGCCAAAATATCTTCCACAGAATAGTATTTACAAAGTTCACCATCTGCGTGATATGGTATAGAAGTTTCTCCCGATTCAACCATAGCAGAGAGTGTAGTTAAGTTTAACTGGTCTTGTGTAGTAAGCGAAAAATGATATTCTTTTTCGTCAGATAAAATAACATCCACTCCATTTTCTATTGTATACCTACAAGTATTCTTCATCTCTTTAATTTTAGCATCCTTAACAAATGCCACAGTCATTTCTTCCGGAACTTCTTCAACAACCTCATCTTCAGGTTCAATTAAAGAGTCATCCTCAACTGTTTCATTTGTTTTAAATGCTTCAACAAGAGCTTCATATTCTTCCTCATCAATAGATACTATATCAGCTTCTATGTATTCTACCGGTGCCTTAAATTCCAGCATCCAGTCTGAATGGTAAATTGTTTCATTGCATACAATAGCTTCAGCGGAGGATTCTGATGCCATAAGATACATCTTATGTAATAATTGATAACGAATCAAATTATCAGATGTAGCAACACCTAAAATGGAGTTGTCTTTTATAATTTTATAAAACATTAATTAAACCTCCTCGCATATTAACTAATTTATATCCGATTGATTTATTTATATATTTACACATACTTATCAATGTCTTTCTGTGTTTTGTATGTTTAAGGTGCGATAGCCACGATTGGAAAGAATCATAGAGTTCCTTGGTAGTACGAATGCCTTTTTTAATAAATCCAGCAAATTTCTTGATTTTTCGTCTCATACGCACAATTCCTTTTCTGGTCGGTCTACATATAATGTTGCCGTTTTTAGTAATGTTGTATTTGGTTTTTAAAAATACAAACCCTCGCGATGACTTTACAATATGTGTTTTCTTTGTATTAAACTTTAACCCAAGTTTATCAACAATCTTGCACATACCACAATATAATTCTTTTAGAAACTCTTTATTGTTTGATATAATAATTCCATCATCCATATATCGTATATAGTGTCTTACACTCATTTTATCTTTTATATAATGGTCAAGGTCGTTAGGAACAACCAAAGCCATTATTTGAGAAATTTGGCTTCCCAAACAAATGCCTGTGTTTTCTCCATTATTAAAATAAGATTTAATGATTTTCATTATTATATCTTTTAGTTCGTCATTAGACATAAATTTATCGAGTGCGTATTTGCAAGTAGAGTGAGGTATGCTATCAAAGAACGATTTGAAATCAAAAGTAAGAATATAAAAATCATTACCATATTCCCTAACAGCTTCTTTCAAATGTTGATACATTCTTTGTCGAGCAAAATCTATACCTTTATCTTTAGTACTCGCTCCATTGTCGTAAATCAAATGGTCTTTAGTGGCAGGAATAATTGCATTGTCACATAAGACACGCTGTATCATTCTATCTTCAATTGCAATAGGGACAATGATTCTTGCTTTTCCTCGTTCATACAGGCAAATTCTTTTTGTGTTTGTAAGTGCAGGTAGTTCTCCTGCTGTAATCGTATCTACAGCAGAAAACATATTTTGAATAACATATCTGTTATATTTTTGAACGCTACCTTTCCACAAAACACCTTTGTTGCATTTATATAATGCATCTGTAAGATTTTGCATTGTTAAAACACTTTTGATATTGTGGTTAACATTTAATTGATTTTTCTTTTCCAATCTCCTTGCTTTGTCTCTGGCAATTCGTGCTTGTATTCTTTCTCTATTGTTTATACATATCGCCGCCTTTAATCCATAGTTAATTATAACATTCTCCGAATGGTTTATTTTAGATATAGTCGTTCAACCATATGATTCGGGGTATAAAAATTAAACTGACTATAAAGTTTAATCTATGCAAGAAGCTTCAACCCATCTTCGTCGGACTGCTGTTAACGCAGGACTATCTTAAATCAGATAGTCGCAATATTTACCCTTGCGGGAAGGACAAACACTCCTTCAAGCGATGTTTTATATCATATTTCACCCTTATAATGTGGTTACTGTCATCGAATGAATCAGGGGCAAACGCCATTCGCATTGCTGGCGTTGTTGTTGTTGTTGTTACCTGTGGTGTTCACATTGTAGAAGTTGTTCGTGTTAGTCGCATTCGGAGAACGCTCCCACCAATTCGAAGCACATGGTAAATATTAGTATTTGCCCTATATATTTATTTTAAAGATTTAAATCTTTTTGCATCACTTTGTTGCAAAGCACGAAGTTTTGCTATTTCTGTTACAAGCATTTCAGACCATTCCATCATAATTCTTTCGCTGTATTCCATTACATTAAAATACGACAGCATAGGTCTATTGGCTTGTTCAAGTCTTAATATTGCATTGGATATACATTGCCTTCGTTCAACATACTCATCGTATGTCTCTGGGATTTTTCTGTTGGCTTTAACAAGTTGATATAACGCATCGTCCATTATGTTTAGCAACATAGGAGAAGATGTATACTTTAAAGCATTGCTACCGTGCATAACTTTTGAATATGTATATCTATGTAGCTTGACCATATTGCCCATAAACTCTGCATTATTTATGTAATCCCAATTTAGTACTAAGAATGATTTGTAAGGAAGCTTTAGCTCATCTGGTAATAAACCATTCAATAATCTTGCTTCACTCTCTATCATATCAACTATCCTCCGTATTTTCTTTATTTCTATATGCTCGATTACCTGATATACCATTAATGGCTTCTCAAGTTTATAAAGGATGTCTATAGCAGATAATACTAAATTGTATTTTTCTTTGGCTCTTCCTCTGAAAAATCCATAAGATATTTTGGAAATCGTGTCAAATTCTTTATTTAAAATGTCACATAGAGGTTTTGCTACATATTCTTGTTTTCGTTTTGGAATTCGTTGCATACGAAATACAATATCCTTATATAATAAATGAAATGTGTTGTCATATTCGTAGGACGATTGATTTCGCAACGCCTTTACTACAGACATATTTTCTCCTTTCGCACTGTATATCCACATATATAGTAATAAGTGGTCGGGTACATCTTTTGTTTAATATATTTAACCATCGGGGCGGGCAAGCCGCCCGATGATAAATAAAGTGAAAGTCGCTTACGCTCCGATAGAGAAGCAGGGGCAAACGCCATACGCATTGCTGGCGCCGCTGTAGCTGTTGGTACCTGTGGCGTTCACAATGCAGAAGTTGCTCGCGTTAGTCTCATTCGGAGAACGCTCCCACCAAAACGAAGCACGAACCCATAAACCGCCATTGTCTGCTTCAACCAGTAAAGTGCCATCAGCAGTACGAGAGAACTTCTCACATATGTCCGCATCTTCATAAACATAAACAGCTGTACCGTTCTTCCATACATCGCCTGTTTTAACTTCATACAAAGTTGTCGGGTCTGCTGAACAGGTTATTGCACCTGTAACCGCAGCATTACTATAATAAGTTGCATCTTCGGGAACTACACGACCAAAATATTTTGCTCTGTAGATATCAGAATTAGCAACCAAAGTGTTCTTATAGTAACCCTCTCTGTTATAAGGTTCGCCAGAGCCACCAACCTCGCGCAAGCAAGGTAAGTAGATGTAATCATTATCAGAACGAACAGGAGTAGTAGAAGAATTTCCAGTTGCATTACCAATATTAGCATAGGTTTTAACACGCTTAATTAACGCTCTAAGCTGAACAGGTAATCCCTTATAGAACCTACCCATCTCACCAGTATATGCTTCACTTGAACCTACTGTATAGGTTTCATTCGTACAGTCACTGTGTTTCGGATTAAGGAACTTTCTCATCTGAGTATCGTGCCAACCTGAATATAGGTAATATCCATCACTTGCTTTTCCACCTGAAGTAGAATAGTTGTAGTTGCCGACATTCATTCTGTGGGCATACATAAGCAAGCCTTCAAACATAAACGATACAGAAGATGTTTTGAGTGCATTATCAGATAAAGCATATCTACCTGTAACATCGCCATCTAAAGATGCTGCTTTAATAACAACATTTTCAGTAGTCCAGTCACAAATACTCTGTGCAACATAATCACCGAGGTCAGCATACCAAATCTTACACTTATGAATAAAACCTTTTCCGTATGCTCCAAATCCTGTGCTAAGTTCTGCACCGCCAAGAACAAGTTTACCTGAACTTATACTCGAATTTGTCAGTGTGATGATTGACTTAGCATCTCTGAAAGCAGGATTACCCGAAGATGGTGTAGGCATAGGATTGAATGAATATACATACAACCTATCTTCGCCCTTAATATGACGAATAACAATCATATTTCTATAAGTTGAATAACCAGCAACAGTGTATGCACTGCCGAAATCCAATCTGTGTCCAGCACTATATTGCAATCTCAAAGGAATACTATTGTTTACCGTGTCACATACAGACATAATTGTAGCTGTTGAATTGGTGGCAGTATATTCGTAGTCAAGACACATTGTAAATGATTTGTCATTATCTCCAAACAAATCAATTGTATTGCCATTTTCGTCAGTTACCTCATAAGCTGTACTTCCATCGAAATATGTTGATTCAGAGATAATATCCAGTTCGGGAACATTTTCAAACGAATAGTCATTACCCATTTTGAATACTTTTCTATCGCCACCATGAATATAACTATTTATAGCGAGAGGATAGCCTGCACAAATACGATACAGGTCAACCCAAGATGCGTTATTTAAATACTGTGTATCATTTGTATTTCTGGCAGCAGGAGCATTTGAAGCTAAATCCCAAAGGGCAGTAACAGTCATGTCATTAGTTACATAACCAGTGGATTTATTCCAACCTTTGAACAAATAGAATCTTAAAGAGCTTTCAACACCTGTGTATGTAGGGATACTATCTGCCGAAGGCATAAAATCCCACACCGCTTCAGAGCCATAAGTAACAGTTGCAGTTTTAAGTGTGTCACCAAAACCATTTACCCAAGTTACAGTAAACTCTCTTTCAGTAGCTGTATATTGAGCCATATATGTTATTGATGCACCAACATTTGTTGCAAAAGTATCTGCGTTTTCTGTAAATGTTACATCACTTGAAACATCTTTCCAGTTCTTGAATGCATAAGTATATCTTGCATCCATTGTCTTGGTAGGTGTTGTATAATCCTCGAAATACTTTTTGGGGTTAATAACGCTACTACCGGCATCTACCCACTCGGTATACAATACAGTTTCGCCATCATCATCTAAGAACTTGATTTCGTGCTGTTCAACATATGTGCTGTAATCAATAGTAAGGTCGTCGCCCCATATGTTTTTATATTCAGTTTCCTTAGACTGCTTTAGTGTAGGAACAAACACATAACCTGTAAGAACAGATTTTGTTTGGTTGTAGCCAGCAGTACTGAAACCACTAAGCAACATAATCTCATCAAGGATAACATCTGTATCTTCATTAAGAGTCCAATATACATTTGTTAATCTTAATCTTTCAATGTTCTCACAGTCTTGATATAGAGCCAATGTACTAATACAAGCCTTGTCGGTATAAGCCTCTAAAGATGCTTTATATACATTATCTGTGTTTTCAACGATTAACTGCTTGAGGTTATTGTTGCCCTCAAATGTAAGGGTGTCAGCCTTATCGCTATTGCCATAATACAGCTTTGTTAAATTCCTTGCAATCAATGCACCAATATCATTAAGTTCTGCCTTTTCGACCATACCACCAGTTGCAAAGGTAATACCAGAACATTGTGTCCCTGTTGTATAAACCTCTCTTAAAGCCTGACAGTTAGATAGGTCAAGAGCAGAATTAAACGATGCACAATTGCGTAAGTCAAGAATTTCAAGCAAAGTATTAGCGGAAACATCTATACCATTACCAGCCTCAGAGCTACCGAAAGAAGTGTTGGTATATCCATCTTCAGGAGAACCAATATATAGTTCGGTAAGTTTGACAGCGGGAGAGAAGTTCGCATAACCGATGTGTAGCGAAGCAAGTCCGTTAATCTTTTGGATAAGCGAGGCACTATAGATATATGTTTCCGTATCATTAAGTGTGAGGTTGGTTAAGTCAATTGTGACCTTTTCACCCCTTGTAGCTCTCTGTGTAATTTTTGTAGAACCGGCTTGAATTCCTACATAAACAGATGCATAAGGAATGATTTCAAGTACACCGCCCGAATATGAACGAACAGTAATTGCAGCAGAACTTCCTGTTGCAGTACTACCGCTATATTTAGATGAGCAATACTTTTCTTGATATTTTTCAAAGAGTGTTCTCTGTAGCTCTTTCAAACCGTACATCATAGCAAAGTATGCACTTGTTTTCTCATGTCCGCCTAATGTGTTTGGTGACTCATAAGGACGAATGTATTTTCGTCTTGCATCAAACATCTGCAAACGCCTACATTTAACACTCTGATAATTATTAAATTTGTTGAGAATTCGAGTAGAGTCCCAAGCACCCTTTGATTCAAGTGTTCTGAACAACTCTGCCAAATCATCATACATATTTTCTCTGACATTTGCCCACAAAGTACAAGAGTCGGCATCACCAATGATAGATGCGCCATTGTATACATTACCATCACCGATTTTATCTATGTCCTCCATACCAAACGAAAGAACAAGATTACCCTCATTGTTATTACCGTCTGCTGTATCATTATCGTAGTCAAAAACCAAATCCCAATGAATACCATCAGATGTATGCCAGAATGTATTCTTCGCTCTGTTGTCAACCATAGTATGTCTTTCGGTAAATAAATAGTGATAAAGAACACTATCTTTAACCATATAATCTTCAAATTCATTGACAAATTTAGCTTTTCTATATTCGGCACTATCTGTAGTGTAGGTGGTTTCACCATATGTCACAGACTCTTCAAGTGCTGCATTTGTTGCAGCCGCAGTATCAGTTGAAGCAACGAATGTATAGAAGCGTTTAAACTTCTCGATGAGGCTTGTCTTATGTTCGTCTTCAGTCCAAACCTTACCGTCTTTGTCGGTCAAACCAAAATCTTCAGGGTATCTAAACTCAACAGAGTTGTGCCAACCCTCTTTCATTTGGGCTTCAGTAGCATCACCCCAACCTTCCCAGTCGAAGATTGTGTCATAGTCTGCAAGACCATTTGCCTTAAAAGATGTTCCATCGTGCTTAAACAAACAAATTCTGTCAGTATTATTTGCAATTTCAACAATACATTCGTTAGGATTTGTTTTATCCATACCCATAGCAGCATGATTTTTCTTTGAGTTACCAAAATCTCCACAAGAATAGAAGTGATAATTTGTATCAGCAAATTCCTTATGTGTACTAATATCAGGATTTGACTCTCTAACAAAGATTACACAAGGATGGAATTCCATAGTATCCCTAACTTTACTGTTAGCCAATCTCGCTGCTCTTATGTAAGGCTGGAATGTGTTGTAATCATCTGCAAGACACGCATTATTCGCATTTTCAGAAGAAGCAACATTAACTTTAATATTAAAGTAATTAACCCCAACAGAGTTCTCTGTCATTGCATATGTGTCAGATGTTGTACCATCATTAAACACAAAGCCATTTGAACATTTAATGTCCATATTTCTTGATGAAGCACCATATTGTTCAGACGAAGTACCCTGACCCTTGAGAGTAATTCCAGAAGCTGTCCAGTTATGAGCTGCGCCGCCTGCTGGATAAATATGCTGAACAGAACAGTCATATAAAACATTTCCTTCAGTATCCGTTAATGCTGTAACAGAGTCCTTTTTACCTGTAGTAAATCTTGGACAATCAATAAGGATAACTCTTAAATCAGGGAGAATAGCATTGATTTTTGTATAGTCTAATTCGCCATCATCATTAAGGATGTTGTTCTTATTATATCTGTCAGCCATTTCGGTAGCATCAGGAGCGTCGGCAATATAGTTTGTAATAAGGTCTGTATCAGACAAGTGTGTTCTATATGCTTTCATCCTATAAATCCACACATCACAGTTCTCAGACCCAAATGTAATAGGGGCTTGAGTTGACTGCATAAATGAGTCAGTAGCACTATAAATCTTAGGCTGAGTATAATCTCCATCAAGTAGGCAGAAAATTTCCGCAAATCCACCAGAGTTTTCATCAGGTGTAATGTTCCACTCAAATTCCATATATGTATCATCACAATATGGAACTTTAACTTTTTCGGAAGCTGAACCTGTATGTAAATATGAATTTGTTGCAGTCATCTTCATACCAATATTTCCAGACATACAAGACATAACTTCTGCTTCTAAATCTCTACAGTTAGTTGCCTTATATATAAGCTTAAAGTTCATACCTGTTTGCTTAATATCGTCGTCATCAATAGGATAGAATAGAGGATAATTAAGTGACATTGTGGTTCCAGCTTTGACACAGAAATAAGAGTTTCCGTCCGCGTCAGTTTTCCAACCACCATTTGTCCAGTCGAAGTTGTCAGATACGCTCATTGTATATCCATTATTTGAATACGAAGTAAAATTCGCATCATTGTTGGTTCTTCCTGTAGGGTTAAAGTCAAATGCTTTGCCGGAAACTTCGCTTATATCGTAAGGGAATTTATCTATACTAATAAATATCTCCTTAGTTGTAGCACCACAAGAGAACACAATAACCTTATTGCCGTAACTTGTAGGTTTATAAGACCAAGAATGAGTAGTGCGGTCAACTGTAACGGTTGAAGTGCTGTCTAATGTTCTTGTTCCATCTTCTGCAACACTATAAACCGATATATCAACATCGGCAGTTTGCGAAGCTGGGTTATAAACAAAATATTCTAAAGTTAATGCAGAATACTGCTCTCCGTTAGAACCATCATATGCACATCCGATTACAGGTGCAGTTTCTTCAGAATCTACATACATAATATCAAAGTATAAGATGTCTGAAGTGATAGGCACATCATTAACTGTTGCGGTACAATATACTCTTAAAGAGTGGGAGCCGTGTCCCAAATCCTCTTTGGGAATAATAAGCGATTGAGCAACACCGCTTGATGTATATTGACCTGTAAAATACAGCTCATCATCAAGATAAATGTGAGCAGTCTTTTCAATTCCAGAACCAAAAGGTGTAAATCTGAAAGTAACATCAGAAGAATATGTAAGCTTATCATCAAAAGTGGAGCTCATATACATATTAATTGCTCTAACAACCCAAGTAGTAGTACCAATAGCACCATTACTGTCTGTAATTCTAAGTCTAACATTATTTGAACCGCTTGCTAAATGCTTGCCAACATTAAATTTGCATACGCCCTGAGATACAGTTTCGGTGGCAACTTTAATATTAGAAACATACCAGTCAGCAGTACAGTCGCCTGTTGCATCGCCCGTTGTGTCAAGAGATGAAAAATTGTAATATAGCTCACAATCATCTCCGAGCAGCATAGTAACAGGTGTCGCAGTTACTTTTTCAATTGATACGGTGGAACCAGCTGCAACACCGCCACCACCGGCAGGTAATGTAACTTGGTCTTGAATAACACCGTCACAATACAACGAAAGAACATTTGTGCTCTGGTCAAATCTAATCATATATTCGTGACCATCTCTCATATTATTTAAGATGTCTTGAATATCACTAATGTTATTTCCGTTTGTAGCAACATCAGTAAGTAAGTTTGCAATACTTACATTCATATTGCTTACATTTCTCTGGATTTCTTCAATCTCAGATTTAATATTCAATGTATCACCGATAGCAATCCATTCATCTTGATAATATCTGTAATGACTATAAGTGTCATTGAATAAAATATAGTAATCAGTAAATGAGTTGGCTGAAACGCTATCAAGAAAAACTTCAATAGATTCACTTTCGCTACCGTCTAAAAATAGAGCAGTAGAACCGCCAACCATAATAAACTGTTCATTGATATATTTATAATATAAACAACCATCATTGTTATTTACAACATAATCAACATCTTCTGAAGGCTGTGTAATATCATCCAATGAGTCAACAACAATTGTCGTTGAAGAACCAAAGACATCCCACTTATACGCAAGATTTTCATCTTCGTCGGTATACTTTATCCAAACATATTTGTCATAACCTGTCCCAGCTTTATTAGGAACAAGGTAGAATGTTGACACAGAAGGACTTGCAACATCAGGATGACCTTCGGCTGTTAAATTATCAACTATTTCCCAGCTCACAGCTTCATAACTGGAAAGTCTACCATCGGAATATTCCTTAGCTCTTGTGAAACCAGACTCAGCACCAGCTTCAATAACTGCTGCAAGGGCGGCTTTAAGGTTGGAATAAGTTTTATCGTTAACTGTTCTTGCTGCTGATATTTCGGAAGACACAGTTCCGATGGATTTATTTAAGTCCTCTTTGACACCATCCGCATATGTTTTAGTGGCATAGTTTTCTAAGTCAGAACTTAAAATAATCTTATCCTTCATATAATATGCTCCTTTCATTTCTATAAACTAAAAAGGAGATATGCAAACATATCTCCTAATGTATTAAATTGATTTTGTTTTACATTAAAGAAACGAACTCGTCAGTTGCGGCAAACACAATAGTGCCTGCTAACAACCACGGCTCTCCGTTTGCGGCTTTTATTTTATAAACGCCGTCTTGTTCACACACTATACCGTTTAAATATACAATATCCGTACTTGATGAAACATTTTCACCAGCCACACCGTCCCAGTAACTTTCATAACTATAGTTATAGTTTAAGGGAACAATTACACCAGCATCTTCTGATGTAATAGGGGATATCATATAAAGATTTACTCCAAGAATTGAGACTGCATATGTGTGATAATCTGAGAGTAAGTCACTCACATAACCAAGTGTCTTCTCATTGTCTGTAACACTGCGAGAAATTGTTTTTCTATATACGGGTACTCCATTAGATAAAACGCCTATTTTATCAACGCCATTTATATTATACACCAAAGCATCAACCGCATCGGTTACACCATATTCATATCCATCACTGTGTCTATAACGAGCGTTTGTTAGCTTGTCCATCGTAATAGCATTATCTGACAACTTGGTATTTGTAATCGAACCGTCAGCAATTTTACCTTGAGTAACTGCACCGTCAACAATATTATTTGCATCAACTGAATTGTCTGCAAGTTTTTCGTGAGTGACAGAACCGTTCTTTAAATGAATTGTTTCAATACAAGCATTACTAAATGTAGTGGTTAGGTATTTAACAATAGGGTCTGAAACTTTAATTCCATTCCAATAAACTACATACCCATAATATTCATCCTCAACATTTTCAGGTGTATATAGATATAAGCCCGCATCTAAATTGGCAAAAGCAGATGTTTCTAACGAAGCAATCGTACTTTTGGGAGAAGCACTTAAGTTTTTTAATGTCTCGGTATCAACTGCCTTAAGTGTTTCATAACCATTATAAATTAATTCTATAAGCTGGTCGTATGTTTCGCTATCTTTTGAAATGCTGAAATTCTTAGTATTAATACCAGCCCTTACAGTTAATGTTGCAGGTGTTGTGGATAATTTGTAAACATTATTGCCATTATCAAATAGTGTGAATACTAATTGGAATTTTACATCACCTGCAAATGCAGTAACATCCTTGCCAACAAGCCATGCAAGTGATATTGTTCCATCCTCATTGTCTTTTTTTTCGCCTATATTGTAAACGCCATATAAACCTCCGGCATTTAAAAAATGTACCTGTGCCACCTTAGAGAGTAAATCTCCCTGTCCTTGGACATCAGGTTCGTCAAAATATCGTGGAACTTTAAACCATACTTTCTCTGAATTATTATCGGTTTCAACACCAATATATTTTAATTCGTCGGGTACGGTAATAGTTCTTGATGTTAAATCGACAATTAAAGGATGTTCGTTTTTACTTTCTATCGCCATAAAACCACCTCTTATTCGTCAAGATTTTTTAAAACTACACCAGAACCACTATATCCATTTATACAATTGAACTTAGGATAGAAGACATAGTTCTTACCGGCTGTTCCATTTTCAAGATGCGTAAATATTAATCTATTGTAATATTGTGTTGTAGTATTATCATAGGGGTCTTTAAATGGAATGATTTCATAATATGAAATGTCATTTATCGGAACAAACATTAAAGTGTCGTGATAACCGTCTCTTGCATAATGGAATACAACATAATCATTATAAAAGCCACAAGCATTAGAATAGTTACTATTTTGTTGCATATAAGGAATAACTTGTTCTGCCTTTAAAGTAACAGAATTGCCTGAACTTAAACTGATTGAAAATTTATATGAATCAGAATATGTAACATCATTATCAGTTGCAAGATTAGAACCTTTTTCGTAATGATAATATTGTGAGTTGTAAAAATATGTTGGAAGGTCAACAGTTAATTTTTTTGGTTTTGTACTATCTGTTCCATCAAAATGTGTGCCATCCCACGAAAAATAAATATCGTATTGTGGATAGTATCTGGAATAACTTGTATAAGTGTTGCAAATTATATACACAGTATCTCCAATCAAAACCGACAACAATGTTCTAAGATAACTTGTACTTGTAGAGTATACAGGGGTCGTTTCAGGACTACTATAATATTCTGGGTATTGAGCAATATTATATATAGATAAACTTGTTACAGAAGAAGCATAGCTTTCATCTCCGTGCTTTACTTTAAATATACCATATCCACTACTGTCAGTTCCCCACAAATATGTATAAATGTCATCGCCATCAACATAAGTACCGATGTACCACATATAAGTAATTGCATTACCATATACTGCCATATTATACTTTGTGATTTCTCCAGTTGTAGGATTTATTTCTACTACAATTCTATTTGCACAATCCCATTCAAATATTCTACCGTCACGAGTAATCGTTTTTCGATAATTGTTTGAAGAATAAGATGAATAACCATAAGCATAGTTGCTGTATAAGTACTTATATATATCACTTGCAGTGTTCGAAAAAATATCTGTGCTTTTATATCTAAATGCGTTCATTATACCAAACTGACTTTTGGTAACTCTATCTGATATATCAGACGAATTTTGTGATATACGCCCAGACAAAGAAAGTAAATTTTCTGCAAGTTTGGTCTTGAAAGTTCCCCAAATATTAGAGATTTCACTACCGTCTAACCAGATGCTCATATATTATCCTCCTTTCTAAAATTTCACTCCAATATAAGCGTTACTCATATTGGATTTATCATAAAATATTTTTACCTTGTTACCATCGTACAGGGTGCTACCGCTAAGATTGGGTAACGAAGATAGTGTATTAAAAGCTAATTCTACATCTGCCGATGAAGTACCTGTTATATTATCATTACTATCTTTGATTTGAACAGGATTTCTTACTATGCCCTCGTAAGAAAATTCGACATTTGCAGAGTTTAGTTGTTTGTTGAATTTTTCCTCAATTCGCTGATAAATAATATCTACCAACTCATCAAGTAATTTACTGTCAATATTCATTAGAAACACACCTCGTCCAAATTGCTTACACTCAAACTCATCTTCATATCAGCAGATATATCAATAGAGTTGATTATAAATTTCTCGTTTTTTATTGCCGATTTTGAATCAGACATAATTATCAAGTAATTACATTCAAGATGCGGTATATAAATACTATCAAACTTCATTTGTATACCCAAACGACCTTGTTTAATCATTTCGTATTTAGCTCTTGTTCTACAATAAGTATCACCGACTAAATTTGAATCCTCTATATAAAGGGGAGAGGGGTCAGTCATATAAATATTCATTTGAGACTTTGGGTTTGTATTTACAACCATTGCTTTGTATTGTCTGCCGTTTTCGATACTGCCAGCAACAATAATTTGATTTACAAATTCGGAAAATTTAATATCATATGATGGTTTAGTATATTGATTTTTACCCTCTTGATAAACCCACAGAATAGACTTGTCAGCCAAATCATCATTGGTGGTAGCTCCTTGAA